TTTTTATTAAGGATGAAGCAGTCGTTCGTCTAAATTTTGTCTCACCTAAGACTGACTATTACAAGGAGCCTGGTGGGATGCAGACACGTGATCGCATGAAGCATCAACATGCTGCCGTCAAGGCCTTGCTGAAAAAATATCCTGACTTTGTGAAATCAAATCCAACACGGAAATCTGGATTTCCAGAAATTCGTATTGCCGATAGACGGATTACGCGCAAGAAGCGGGATTAAGTACATGATGTATAGATATACCATTACGATCTAAGCATTTGATCTTTTTCAGGTTCATTGAGCCCCTGTACTTGCTCGTAGTTCCATCAGGATTTTTATGCGTGGGATCTAAATTCCATGCATATCTAGACAGTTCTGGAAGACTATTTAATTGCGTATTGGGATCATTAATAGGTACCAGAACTTTCTTAGTCGCGTTACTCATAACAACAACGGTAATATCAGACGTGTTCATGTTCGGAGAATAAGTGAGCCGCTCACCAAGATTAAACTGGTTAATGTCAACCTTTGAAGGAGTTGGCATTCTTGACCTGTACCAACTTAACACCAGTGACCACCTTCAATTTTTGCTAGGATTTTTGGCACGCTTTTTCTAAAAAGCGTCTTAGGTCGCATACTTCATGCCTCCCATACCTCCTTCCACAACAAAGAAGTTCAAACTCTCCACATAGATCACATAGTCCATCAAGAAGTTCGTATCTGGAGCAAGAGGCCACATATCAATGTCAATCTGGAAGTTCTTCACGCGACTCGTATTGAGAGTACCACTCGGCTTCATCCAATTGGATGAATGAAGAGCAAAACTGTAGATAGAAAGTCCTGGTGGAAAGACGCCCGTCGCGTATTTCCAAGAGGATAACTCCTTGAAATACTGCGTAGGCTTGGCTTCCTGCACCTCATTGCCATCACATAAGATACGAATCTGTCGGATAATATCCTGTTGAACAGCGTCCGCAAGTTGTCCTGAAGTTCCATAACCAGATGGCACTCCTGATATATTTGGAATAAAGGGTGCACTTGGATACATCCACCAATTTGTATAATTGGTCCAATCATTTCTAGTTGATACAGCATCCGACCTTCTAGGAATTATAATAAGTCGGGGTACAGGATTATGTGTATAAAGATCAAAATACTGGCGAGAACTATTATTAGGAAATTTATACGGTGTGACCTGTCTTACCATATAACTCAGCGGCTGTAAGGCGAAGGTTTGACGTTCCTCATCTGTCAGATAAATATAGGTTGCCTGTAGCCGTGGATTCAGAGGCCAGGTATTCATTGTGGGGACCGTATATCCAACATCGGTGAGATACTGACGAATATACATTCCATCTTCGGTATTCGTAGTATAGGAGAGATTACCAGATCGTATATTCGCAACCGACGTCTTTGTCTGAAATTCTGGACGAACTCTGTAACCTGAAGAATCTAAGACGGTGTATAGATCTTGAATGGGTCTCAAGGTTAATTGAACTTCACATTCATGATATTGAAGTGCAATAAGCGGCAGGGATAGATTTGCATTCTGAGTAAACCAGAATGACAGCGGTAGAGTAATATCACGTCCAGGGATTGAAGGAAAGTTCGATTGTTGACCGGTGATAGCGGGGTCTGGATAAACATTGGGATAATATCCAGAAGTACGTGTAACCCCGCTACCAATTCCGCCGGAGAATTCACCATTCGCAGGATCATAGAGTTCAGGAACATCACCCACCAACTTCTGCCATTTATTGTACTGGGTCTCATCCTGATCGGTCAAGGCCGATGCAATAATATAGTCACTATCAATCTGTTGAACGAGTGTGCCACCTACAAGAAATGATGCATCTTGGATAATCTGTGCACCGATGTAACGAACCCACTGAAACTCATACTGAGATCTGCCGTTGAGTGGACCTGGCAACTGTGAGTTTAAATATTTGCTATAGATATCTGGAAGTGTGAAGGTGAAGTATAAATCTGATAGAAGATCTGCTACACGTTGAATCTTGGCACGAACTTGGATGGGTTGATTGAAAAAGAGTTCCTGGGGACCTTCAAGAGGTAATGTCACAGATTCAAACGAGAAATGACTGTGCTTTTTCATGACCGTGTAAAAATATGTGAAATCCGGGTTCCCGCTTAGAATTACATTCTGCGAGCCGTAGGCCACAAGAATATATAAACCGCCACCTGTCATCACGACTCTTCTTGTTCCGCTTAGTATAAAATTTAAGTGCCCCGCACTCGAATTTTATAGTTTTGATGATCGGATTAAGTGCCCTGAGCCGTTGTCCACCACGTGTCAGACAAGTACGGTGTCAAGGACATGTCGGGTGCGGACATGACAGTGGAAGGTCCCATGCTCATGAGAGCCTGGATCTCCGTATAGGAGAGCGCATATGTAAAATAGAAGACACGGCTGACCATTCCTGATGCAGACCCACCAAAGACAAGAGATGAATTAGCACCCTGCTCTGTAAATTCAACATCGTTCGCAAGGGATGTCGTGATTGACTTGGATAGTGTGACTGTACGGGGGTTGAATAAGTAGATATCTCCATAGTTCTGGTAAGGAGGCGTGTTGCCCGATAGAGCCACCTTCTGCTTGAGACTGCCGTTGATATACGTATAGAGCTTGTTACCCTTGCAAGAAACCACCAAGTGGAACCACTTATCCACGGGGATATTCTCAATATCCGTCCAGTTATCCCATGTGTCAAAGCAGTTCATGTAGACGCGGAGAGTATTCGCATCACCCCATGTGAAGATACCAGGACCCATGAGAGGGTACGCACTGCTGTAGCCCTTGTGTAGGATATGAAGCAACTTGTGATTACCGCTTGAATATGTATCAGACTTCAGGTAGACAAACATTGAATAACTGAATTCTACGCCGGAACGCTGATTCTTTGACTGTTTCGCAGTCTTAGCATCGCGATTGTTAGGATTCTGAACGGCTACGTGCATTCTAGATCCGGAAACATAGGTATCTGGGAAGAGTTCAATTCTGTCCTTCCACATGGAAGCGATAGACGTGTAGATGAATTCGGCCGTAGATAGACCCAAATACAATAACACGATAATTGCTACACCCGTAAGAACCTGTGATAGCGGATCTGAGCCTGAAAATGAAACACCTGTGGATTCCATACTCTCTATCTATCAAACATATGAAAAATAGGGTTACCCATTTTTCATGTGTTTTTATTGATTTCATTTAATTAAAAGATTGACTTACCATTCTTTGTAATATCAAGCCCGATCGCTCCAGGGCTGGTGAGAGCACTAAAAAACTTACCAAATGAAGCAGAAAAGGGTCCATTCTGATAGTGCTTGTAGACCTGATCCGGAGAATATGCAAAATTCGCCGCGCGGGTCATGCCAATGTATCCACCAAAGCCGTTGGGGCCACCGAGTTGAAGCGTGGCATTTGTTCCATCCACCTTGAACATGCCATCTAGTACGCAGCTGCGAGATAGCTTGCCATCCATGTAGACGTCTAGCGTGCGTCCAGTGAGTACCGCAGTTATGCAGACCCAGCGCTGTAAGTCAACGGACTCAATGTCACACTTCTTAAAGTCGCCCGCCGTATCCGTATAAGGTGACGTTCCAGACTTGATGAGACCCACCTGAGAGGTATTCAATATATTCGATGAACCAACACTCGCAGCGCTATCATAACTTACGCGGATACCAAGTTTATTTACACGCTGTCCTAGATACATAACTAGGGTCTGGAAACCGCCACTCGATGGGCCGCCGCCTGATAGCGTTAGGAAGATCTTGTTATTTCCACGGCTGCTGCCAGCAGTCCAGTTTGTGACATATATCCACGTGCTCACGGAGAACTCACCCCCGCCGTAGAGTGGGGGCACATCTCCATTACTGAATACAGTCGGACCTTCTGTAGACAGGGCAACTAGACCAGCACTTGGATCACTGTATACAACCATGTCTACCATCTCACCCGTTCCATTGAGCCACTTGTAGAGGTAATATAGACCCAGGCCTAAAATTACAAAGACTGCAACTGCAAAGACCATTCCTGTAGGGCCTTGGGAGACTGCTTCCATGGGATTCTATTCAGATAGAATAGTTTATGCGTAGGGACTCGACCAAGATTCCATAGGGCCTGGTGATCCTGGATTTGACGCATTTGCGCAATTTCCGCCCGGGCAGAATGTAAAATATGAGGTTAAACTGTTAATATTAAAACTCGGAAGGATGGGGATTTTTCCCACTGTATTTGGCGATCCATCTGAGGCCGTTGTTGAACTATACAAATCACGGATCTCATTCGTTTGCATAGGATATGATGCGAGACTCATCATTGCAATGGTACCCTTCATTCTCGGCGTACCAACGCGTAAGGGCTGCGTTGAATCAAAATCTGGCATTGCCGTACACATATGCGAGATGGTTAGTTTTCCATTAATGTAAATATTGAATTTGCGACCATTTTTTACAATCGCAACATGTGTCCAGCGCTGAAGGGGGATATTTGGAATCTCAACAATCTTGGGATCGGTTATACCCTTCTCGTAAATCTCTAAGACCGCTGGAGCCGTACTATATCCACGCCCTGCATCGGGTGCAACTAACATATTAAAATTCTGTTTTGATCCGATCTGAATGACCGTCGCATACTCATTACCTGATACAGATGTGCGGTCTACGATATCTGGAAAGTTGCTAAAGACAAGCGTAGACCCCGATGTGGAATTCCACGCATTATTCAAATCCTCACTATTGACAACCTGTGCAAGTGTAGATATATTCACTTCATCTGCACCAATCTGATTTACCTGCTTTGGGAGAACTGCATAGGAAATGGAGTAGTACAACATATAGATTGAAAACACAACAGCAACAGCAATAACAAGTCCTCCTGGCATTAATCCGGTTTGATATATAGCAAGTAGAACAACTAATCCTCCAAGTAATCCTCCTAGGTTACCCCAAGGAATGCTCATCTACCGTGGAGTACTTAAATTAAGTACTCCTAAGTGGTACCGTGGAGTACTTAAATTAAGTACTCCTAAGTGGTACCGTGGAGTACTTAAATTAAGTACTCCTAAGTGGTACC